GGGCGGTTTCGCCGAAGCGGATGTAGCAGACATTGGCGCCGAGGTTGGTCAGGCAGACGGTCTGCGTGGCGCCGGTAACCGTTGCGGTGGCCGACGATGCTCCCGGGGACACGATGACGCCACGGTTGTAGCCTGGCGAAAATGGGGCTGAGTTGTAAGGCATTGGGTTCGCTCCTGAAAATTAGCCGATGCGGTACCACGAATTTGTGGATTGGTAAAAACGCATGGTGAAGAACGCATTGGCGGCCAAGGTGGTCGGCGCTCCGAATGCCGCAGCAGCGCCGTTGAGCGCCAGCGTGAACGCCGTGATGATCTGCGTGGTGGTCACCAGTAGCTGCGTCCCGTCTGGCGTGCCGGTATTGAGCGGAAGCGTGATCGTGCCGGTGGCCAGCGTGCCGGCTGGCTGCAGCAGCATCCACTGCTGCTCACTTACCGGCGTTGGCACGGTGACGTTGAACCCGGCACCTGGGGTGTAGAGGTTCGTGGAGACGGTCGGCGCTGCGAAGACGGTCTGAAAGTACGCCAGCAGTTGGCTGACAGAGACCTTGCGAGCATCGCCGTTGTTCGGGACGTAGATCGGCAGAAGATCGCCACCGGATACCTGACTGAGGCCTGCTAGTTGATTGATCGTCGGCATGTGTGGCCTCTTTCAGGTGTATTCGAGCGGGCCATCTTGGCCGGCCAGGGTTGGGTAGACAGGCCGCACCAGGAATGGATTGTCGTAGACCCTCCAAGGCTTGTTGCCTGCGCCAGATGGCATGGTTCCTGGCATCTGCTGCTCAATCGGCATGGCGGCCCTGGACAGGAGGGTATTGTACGTCTCCTTGGCCGTCATCTTGGTGTCCGGCATGACCTGCTTGCCGTAGCTCGGGGCCAGCTTGACGCCGAGATTGGTGTAGATCGCTTCGTTGGATGAATCCGGGACGTTGGTCTGCTCGTCCAGATCGCTATCCTGCGGGCTCGAGGGGAGCGGGTAGCCCAGGCGGATGCCAAGCGCATTCCACGATGCGATCATGGTATCGAGTCGGCGCAGAGCGCTGTCGAGTTGCTCCGGCGTGAGATCAAAGACGTAGGACGCCAGCCCGATTTCCTCGAAAGCCTGCGTGACAAATTGGCGCTTGGTCCATCCCATGCTCAGACTCCTGTGATTCGGTGCTGGATCAATTGTCCCAGCTTTCTGTCCGGCGTGCGACCGTCGAAGCGAATGTCGAGCTCTCGCGCTTTGAGCTCAAGCTCTTGCCGCGTCGGTGGTGCGTCATCCTTCGGGGCTGGTGCTGCCGCCTTGGCCAACTCGCGCCAGTCTAGTGGCTTTGAAGGCTTGTGCTTCTTGACCGGCTTGCGCAGCCACTTGGCCTTGATCTTAACCGGGCCGCTGGCCTTGTCGCCGGCGGCGATGATAGCCTCATCGGACGATGCAAACCAGCCGGCTGCCAGCTTGGCATCGGCCTCATCTTGGGTCAGGACGCCGATGATCTTGTAGGTGCCAGTGCCGCCAGGCTTTGGGATTTGCCCTGGCGACTGGTAGAGCATGGCCGGGAGTTGCATTATTTCTTGGCCTTCGCGGGCTTGGCTGTTTTTGCAGATGCAACGAATGCGGCTTTTGTTGGCGCACCTTCGGCGCCGGGTTTGCGCATACGCTCAGGCGTCTTGCCTGCGGCCTTCTGGCCTGCAATGCGTTTGCGCTTGGCCTGAATGTTGGCGTAGAGACCGTCTTTCATTTCTTGGCCTTTGCCGGGGCTTTACCGGGCTTTCCAGCCTTCATTGCAGCAGTCCTGGCGGTGGATAGCGCAACGGCGATGGCTTGCTTCTGGGGCATTCCTGCCTTCATCTCTTTGCCGATGTTTTTAGAGATCGACTTTTCGGAGTAGCCTTTTTTTAGGGGCATGGCACGATCCTTATGCGAAAGCGGGGGCCGAAGCCCCCACGATCTTATTGCGCAAATTACTGGTTGAACAGCAGGATTCCGCTCATTTCCGGCTGTTTGTTCACAACACCGAACAAGGTATCAAGGCGATACTTGATGACCATGCTGTCAATGTCGTAGAACTTCTGCATCACCAGTTCGACGCCCTGGTCGGTGGTCGCGCGCATCACTGCGGTGCCAGCATCGGACGGGATGGCGTAACGGCCTGGCAGGATTTCTAGCGCATCCTTTTGCCAAAAGACGTTGATTGCCGTGGCGCCGGTGTTGAGCCAGTTGATTGGCGCGGCGCTGGCAGCGGCTGTGATTTTGCAGTTTTGATACTGCAACTCAGCGTCAGTTGGCGCGGTAACAGCCGAGATGATCGGAGGGCTAATCACCATCACGGTGCCGTTGGTCACGCTGATGACGCGGAACGTCTTCAGTTGGCCGGTATTCACTTTGGTGATGTGATGCACCGCGTAGATACCGTCAATCGTGAACGCATCGCCAGCAACAACGCCACCCGTGTTGGACACGGTAACGCTCTCGTAGCGGTTGTCCACGTTGATCTGGCCGCCGACCGAAATTGAGGTGGCTTGAGGAACGTACTGCGCTTGCGCAATCGTAGTGTTGATAGTGGTTGTGCCACCAGCTGCCACAGCGATGCGGTTCGCGTAATCGAACTTGTACGTGTCGAAGCCCGCGACCATCCCGACCTGGTTACGCTCGTAAGCGAGGTTAGATTTCGGGTTGCCGAAGGAGCGAGTCGCCACCGCCAGGTTGCCGGCCATGCCGTTGTAATCGCGGCTGGACAGGCCCAGGAAGCGGTCGTAGTCAGGAACGCCTTGCTCGTTCATGATCGTGTCGCACAGGCTCACGTCGTCATAGTCACCGGCAGCGCCAACGATTGGAACCACCAGCGTGCCCTGAGCGGCTGCGGTGTTCATGATCGCCACGTTGATGTCCGAGGCCAGCTTCTGCTTCGCGCTCTCGCCCAGGCGGCCCTCTTGCAGCGCATCGCGCAGGTCAAGGGTTGTCATGGTCCAAGGCACCGTTTGGCTGAAGCCGATGGTGGAGGGAACCGACAACTGAGTCATGTTTTTGTAACTGATTGCATTTCCTGGCGTGCTTGAAATCGACTGAGCGATGTAGGGCATCGGGCGCCAGATGGTGTCGTTGGTACGAGCCATCATCGTCTGGTCGGTGTTGTAGATCGACACGTGACGCGACAGCACCAGCAAGTCCTGGAAGCCTTCAAGAATGTCTTCGAACGCTACGCGCTCTTCTTTTGAGAATGAATTGCTCATGATAAATCCTTAGATTGAAACTATTTGGATGCCGCTCGCTTTTGCGCTTTGTACTGAATGACCTTGGTCATGTTGCCAGTCTTCTCCGCTTCTGCTCGCAGACGTTCTAGGGTTGAGTCCACCGCTCCTGATGATCGGCCAGTTCCTGACACGATTTTCTCGGGCGGCGGGGCTGCTTTGCGGTTCGTCACTTTTAGGTCCTTCTCCAGCTTCGCTACCGCAAAAGCAAACTTCACGGGGTCTGTAATCTCGGATAGCTCCTTCGCCTTCTTCAGGTTCTTGCCGAGTGCGTAAATCACCAGTGCCGGATTCTCGGCACCTTGTAGCACGACGCCTTGCTGGGTGATACTGAATAACTCCTGGGCTACGGCCTCGGCGTCTTCAAAATCCTTCACTCGCAGTTCGGCTTTCGCCTTACCGTAGCTGTCCAGCTTGGACTGCCAGGCCTTCTGCTGAGTCATAACTTCAGCCTCTTGCCTGGCGCTTACATCGGCGGCTTTTCTTTTCAGATCAAACCAGTCCGACAGTGCTACTTCGAACCTGTCCGCGTCGTAGTCGTGGTCCTCAAGCGTTGGCTTTTTCCCCAGCGCGACCGGTTTGGTCTCAGTCTGCGTGGTTTGTAGCTTGGCTTGCAGATCGCGGTTCTGGCGCTGCAGTTCTCGGTGTGACTTGCGCAGCTCGCGAACCCATTCCGGTGCGTGAGTCTGTTCCTCGGGAGGCGGCGCTTCCTCCCCTATGGATACTACAACCTCCTCCTCCTCGGCATCATCAGACTCTTCCTGGCCGGCAACTGGATCGCTGCTGTCCTCGGTGCTGTCCTCAATAACGCCAGTGTCTTGGTCGTCCTCTCCAATATCTGCCTGCTTCATTTTGACCCCATCAAACTCACCCATTTAGAACGGCTGGGCGGATGCCGTTGATACATTCTGAACTATTTTAGAGCATCTGACAATAGATCACGCGCCTTGGCCCTGGATCATCTTTTGAATGGCCTCGGCGTTGGTGATCGCCATGTTCTGCGCGGACTCGTCCACCTTGCCGAGCGTCTCCAGAGTCTGAGCCCTCCGAAGCTCCGAGTTGGCGATGGTCTCGACCGTATCGGCCCGAGCCTTGGCGGCCTTGGCTTCTTCGTTGGCGGCTGCGGCCTGCAAGTACATGGTGTTCGGGTCTTGTGGCGTGTTTTGCATTTCCGCCATCAACTCTTCCTTTTCTTTGTCGGTTGGCTGAACGACGCCCATGCGCAGGAGTTTCTTTCGGAAGTAGGAATTCGCATCCTCGATGCCCTCGCCCTCCATGTTCATCATCGCCATGGCCCCGAGCACCTGGGCCGTCTCGGGGTCTTGGGTGATCTGGAGCATTCCGGTGAGAGCTCGCACCGTGGCGGCCTTCTTGCTGCTGCTGGATGGGCCAACGTCAACGTTGACGTCAAACGCGGCTGCGCCGAGGTCGTTGGCCATCTTGATCTCGCCAGTTTCCTGGTCAATCGTTGGCTGCATCAGCTCCACAATGTCTGTTTCGCCAGTCTGGGTGAGCGTTTTCATGCGCCGCTTGCTCTCGGTGTAGACGTCCTTGGCCATGGACAGCCAAATCTCACCGCAGCGCTTCATCCCTTTGGAAAAGTTGGACATGTAGATGAAGGTCTGCATGTCCACCCGGGTCTGGATCATCTCGACCGCTTTGCCGGAGATGCCGCTGACCATCTTGTCTGCGCCTTGGGGATTGCCCAAGATATCTTGCATGTCCTGCTCGGTGATCTGGAGCAGTGCCGCCATAGCGGGCGGGATGTTGGGGCTTTTCGTGTAGGCGACTGGCCCGCTGATGGCTTGGTTCCCGTTCTGGTCGGTGACCGGGTTGATTAGCAGGTACGGATAGTCTTTGAGGTTATCCTCGGCCCACATCATCTGGTGGCCGGCGACCTGCTCGGGCACCAGTATCGGTTTCTCGACCGATGACAAGGCGCTGATCTCTCCGAGCTTGGAAAGTTGCATGTTCTTCAGGCGCTGGGCGTCCTTGGCTAGGCGCACGTGACCCATGCAGCGCTCGATGTTGTCCACAAACCAGCGCTTGCCGAAGACGGGAACGATCGGGATGCACTTGCCAGCGATGTACCCGGCGTCATCAAGTACCTTACCGCCTGACATGACGTACTTGCGGACCTTCTTGCGCTTGACGCGCTTCTGGCGCACCTCCAGGCTGCCGACCGCGAGCAAGGTTTCCTCGAGCGTGTCGTCGTTGGCGAAGTCCGCCTGGCTGTAGCGCTCCTCCTCGCCGGTGATGGTCTGGAAAATGCGGATGGTCTCGCTCTTTTCCTCCACCTTGTAGTACTCGGCGACGTAGACCACATCAGGCGTGCACCAGTCGAACTCGTACTGGTGGATGATCTTGGGCCAGTCGGTCGGATCGTCGCCCCAGGTATCCTTGTACGCTTGGCGGGTCATGCTGGTGACAACGAAGCAGTACTTAGCGTCCGATTTGTCCTGGCGCTTAGCGCCGAGGTCGAAGAACACCGAGCTATCGGCGTCGAAGATCGGCTCGATCTTGATGCGCTGCCGATCATCTTCGGGGTCTTCTTCGTCCTCGTACGCAGTACGCAAGCGCCAGGCTCCGAACCCGCCACCGACTGCCTCTTCGAAGGCATTGTCGTAAGCCTCGTTTGCCACCGAATCGTTCTCGTCAGCCCGGTACAGGCCGTCGCAAACGTCGGCGAGCTTGTCGTTCTCTTCGCCGTCCTTGCTGACGAAATCCACCGTGATGCGGTTGTTCCGGTACTCGTTGATGATGCGGATCACCGAGAGGTGGATCTTGTTCACCTCGAACTTGGGCTTGTTCTCGAACTGGTCCCAGAGCGGGCCTTCCCACTGGCTTCCGGAGAGCGAATAGAAGCGCCGATCCTGCAGGCACTGCAGGCGCTCGTCGCGCATCGCGCTCTGAATGTCGTTGAACTGCGCCAGCGCCTCGGTGTGCAGGTTGGCAATGCGTTGATCGTTGGACATTCTGGCCATCTTAGTTCCTCACCATTTGCTGACGGTCGCCATCGGGATGACGGTCTGCGGTTTTACTGTATTTGCACGCCGCACCGCTTCGCAAGCATACCTAAGCGCGTCAATCACGTGATTTTTCTTGTCCTCGAGCACGGGAAGAATCTTGCCGGTCAATGGGTCAGTCTTATAGCTGTAAAGCGTCAACTCGTCAATCGTGTGCGTACACCGAGGATGCACGACGATGGTGTAATTTTTCAAAAACTCGATGCCTTCCTCGACCGACCGCGGCCCTTTGACCGCCGTCATGATCTTCGGGAATCCGTTACGGCGCATGTGGCTGATCGTCTCCGGCCTGGCGCTGTCGGCCACGATGGGCCACTTCTCGGCCTCTGGCACCTGCATAAACAGCTCAGGCGTGTTGACGATCTCGCAGCCCACCATGTAGGCTTCAAAGTCGATGTACAGTGTTCGCCCAATTATATGGCAGCGCACCAGCGTGGTCGGGTCAACGGCAAAGCCCCAGTCGGCGCCGAGCCGATGGATCGCGTCAGGCGGGGCGTCGAAGTCTTCGATCCGCCAGTTCCGAAACACCCTCGACTCGCTGTTCCGCAGGTACTCGCCGCGCCAAACGTGCTGGTACTTGTCCGGGTCGCGCCGCTTGTCGTACTCCATCTCGTCCTTGAGGACGCTCGGGAACCACGGATTGTCGGCATAGTTCACCCGGATGACGGTCGCGTCCTTCGGCGGCGTCGGGCCACGCAGCAGCAGGTCCACCGGATCGCTGGCCTGGCGGGGGTTCCAGGTGAACCAGAGCTCGGACCCTGGCTTTCGGATCGTTGGCCGGAGCAGGTCTAGGCTGGTCTGGCTCAAGCTCTGTGCCTCCTCGACCCAGGCACGGTCGTAGTTCTCCAGTGACTTGATCGAGTCCGCCGTGTGGTTCTGCATGCCCTGGAAGATGATGCGGCCGTCGGCCTTCTTGGACTTGATGACCGCATCCTGAACCTCGAAATAGGCGCCAGCATTCATCTCCTGAATCTTCATCTCCAGCAGGCGCTTAACCGATTGATTCAAGGATTTCTGAATCTCGCGCACGCAAACACTAGATTGCGCTTGGTTGATGATGTGGGCCTCAAGCATAAGCTCCGCAAACATGTGCGACTTGCCCGAACCTCGGCCGCCCCAGGCTCCTTTGTAGCGGCTGGCCTCGAGCAGCGGCAGCGCCCACTCGGGGGTCTTGAGCTGAAGAACCTTACCCATTCTTGATAATCACGCGCTCAATCTTAGCGAACTCAAGCGGTGCGCCATCCGCGCCGGTGAGCTCATGCCTCTGAGTCTCCGCCCAGCGCATCTGGGTCTTGCTCCACCAGATCATGGCTGTGGTATCGCCGCCAGTCGCCTTCTGGAACAGGTTCTTGCCAACCTGGGCGTTGGCCTTTGACTTGCCGGACACCAATTCGGGACCGAAGTGCGCCCTGAGCGTATCAACGTGGATGCCATCGCGCACCAGTGCGCCGATCTGGTCGATGGGCAGGCCATAGCCTGACAAGGCTTCTACCTGCTTGCGCTCGGCTGCTGTGGGCTCGAAGGCTGGGCGGCCTGCGCCTGGACGAGCGCCGCCGTTGTTGCTCTTCTTTTCTAGAGTCGGTTTTTCAGTGGCCTGTTTCTTGCTTGTCATTCTGTAACCTCCGCGAAAGGTTGGTTGGTTTCTGCGTGTGGGTTCATGCTCTATGAGTCTAGCATAGCGTCACGCCCCGTCTCCAGTTTCACATCTGTTGGACTGTGCTGGTGTAACGCGACAAAGGCCTGGGCTTGCGGTGTTGCTCATCTAGGATCTTGGGAACTGCATTGTTCCAATTTATCTTATGATGAATTCGTTTATTAGTTGTGCCCATCAAATCAATCTTACAACAGTCTGGTGCAGCCATAACGCTGTAAAAAGACTTCACATAAGTTCCGAATGATTTGTAAGCCTCTGTATTTCCGCCAGAATTTGATTGTGTTGCCAGTTGAACTAAACACACATTAGAGATTTGAAAGAACAACTTACCCACTTTGCCCTGTGTAAGATAAGTGTTCACATCGTCATTCATGCGCCCAATGAAAACCGTATCCTTTTTTGGGTCTTTGTTAACTTTAAACACAAAACTGTTCATTGCTTTTCTTTT